CAGTCTTTTTATCCTTTTCATTGTATGTTAGAATAAAAGTTGATCCCTTTTCTGGATTATCAGTTAAAATCTTTTCCGTAATTGCATCATCCACCCACTTTTGAACGGTACGTTTTAGAATACGAGACCCAAATCTAGTGTCAGTACCAACTTCAGTTAAGTGTTTTTTCAAAGTATCGTCAACCTCAACTTGAAACTCTAATTGACCAATTCTCTCATAGAATTTGTTAAGTTCCAAATCAACAATTTTTAATAAGTCTTCTTCGTTTAAGTCTTTGAAATATACAATGTCATCAAACCTATTTATAAATTCAGGTGCAAACTTTTTAAATAATTCTTTTTCTAAAACTGATTTTATTTCATCCTCACGTCTTTCAATTTTTGTACTTGTGGTAAAACCAACGCCAGTACCAAAATCTTGTACGACTCTAGTACCAACATTAGAAGTCATTAATATAATACAATTTTTAAAGTTGATTTTTCTTCCGTGACCATCAGTTAAAAACCCTTCATCTAACATTTGTAAAAATACGTTAAAGATTTCAGGGTGAGCCTTTTCAATCTCATCTAAAAGAATAACTGAATAAGGTTTATTTTTAATTTTGTTTAAGAATGGTGAACCATCTTCATATCCAACATAACCTGGTGAGGTACCTGTTAATTTTGATGTCGCAATTTTATCTGAAAATTCACTCATATCTAATCTGATAAGTGCATCTTCACTATTAAACATATGTTTTGCCAATTGTTTTGCTAATTCCGTTTTACCAACACCTGAATTACCAATTAATAAACCACTAAAAATTGGTTTTTTAGGGTCACTTAATCCTACTTTATTTCTTTGGATAGATCTTGATATTTTTGCTACCGCGTCCTCTTGACCAATAACTTTAGTCGATAAAGTTTCTTTTAATGTGATTAATTGTTGTGTTTCATCGCTTGTAATTTTGTTAATTGGTATTTTTGTCATTAACGAAACAACATCATAAACAACATCTTCGGTTACTACCCTTTTATTTTGGTCTCTATTATTTTCAAAGTTTTCTTTTTCTTTTGCCAAATAGGCTAATATTTTTCTTTCTTTGTCACGAAGATTTGCAGCCTCCTCATATTTTTGTTTGTTAATCACATCCAACTTTTCTTCTTTAATTAGTTGTGCTTGTTTTTTTAAATCCTCAATAATTTCAGGTAGTTTAATTTCCACCTGCGAACGAGCACCAACCTCATCAATAATATCAAATGCTTTATCAGGGAATTCGCGATCGGTAATATATCTATCCGCCAACTCAACACATAGTTTTAAAATATCATCACTGTAGGATACTTTGTGGTGTTTTTCGTACCTATCTTTTGAGTTTTGTAATATTATTAATGTTTCTTCTTTTGTTGATGGGTCCACAATCACTTTTTGGAAACGTCTTTCTAATGCTCCGTCCTTTTCAATGTTCTTTCTATATTCTTCTAATGTTGTCGCTCCAATACATTGTAATTCACCACGAGAAAGTGCTGGTTTGAATATGTTTGACGCATCCATAGATCCTGATGAATTACCTGCACCAATCATTGTATGGATTTCATCTATGAAAATAATGATATCAGGGTTTGCGTATAATTCTTCAATTATTACTTTCATTCTTTCCTCAAATTGACCGCGATATTTTGTCCCCGCAACAATTGAGGTCATATCCAAAGAAACAATTCTTTTATTTGCTAAATTTTGTGGGCAATCACCTTCAAAAATCTTCTTAGCCAACCCTTCCACAATTGCAGTTTTACCACAACCAGGTTCACCTAAAATAATTGGGTTATTTTTCTTGCGTCTTGAAAGTATTTGAGCTATTCTATTTATTTCATCCTCACGACCAATAACCGGATCTAATTTCCCTTCTTCCGCCAATTTAATTAAATCCCTTGAAAAGTTATCTAAAACTGGTGTTTTTCCTGAACCGTCTTGGTTTTTGTTTTTTGGTTTTTCTGTTCCGTCCGCCGAATCTATCATATCAAATTGTTTTTAGAAAATATTAAACATAAGTAGTTAAATAATCAATCTTTTAATTGTTTTAACCATACCCCAATATTCTTTAGTTTTTTTTTTAGTTATATTTATAGTTATGGAGTCATGGGAAAAATTTGCAGATGCTTTGCAGCTAACAAAAAATTTAGAGGAAATTTACTTTAAAATGAGAAAAATTTTTCAAAAAGAAGGGTGGACAGAAAAGGATATTGAAAAACCACCATATTATCCGCAAGATTTAATGTTTTTACATTCTGAATTACCACCATTGGTTAGAGAAATAGACCAAACAATTAAAGATTACGGTTTTGATGTTGACGGAACTAAAGTTCATTATTATGTTATGGATAAACTTCGTCATATAGATGACATAACCCCATTAAGAAAACCAAACCCAAATGGCGATTAAAAGAACAACAATAGACGGAACAAAAATAATTTGTGAAATCGAATCTTCAAATTTAGTTAAAACTGAATACGATAGCGAAACTAATAAATTAATGGCAACATTCAAAAACGGAATTATATACGAATATGAAGATGTTCCACACAAAACATATGCACAATTTAGATTGGCAGAATCACAAGGAAAATACTTTAATACTGATATTGCAAAACAGTACAAGTACAAAAAAATAGAAGAAACAGAATAACATAGGTATTTATATGTATGATGAACGATAAAAAAATCATTAATAGTTTTTACTTACAAGACGAATTAAATCCTGATATATGGGACGAACCTAATGAAGGTGATTACAAACTAAAACCTGAAATAAGAAAACGATTACTTAAGGTTGCACAATTATTCATAGATTATTTGGATTATGATTTTTTTGTACACGATATAATTTTTATTGGATCATTAGCCGGATATAATTGGAGTGAGTTTTCAGATTTTGATATTCATATTTTATATGACCCAAAAGAATTTGGTGGGGATGTTGAACTACATAAAGAACTGTTTAGACTTAAAAAAACGGTATTCAATGCCGCCCACGATATAAGAATCAAAGGGTTTGAAACTGAGTTATTCGCTCAAGACATTAATGAATCGGAAGAAAGTGCCGGATCATACTCAATTTTAAACAATAAATGGGTTAGAGTACCTGAAAAAGAAAACTTCACAATTGACGAAAAAAAATTAAAAGATAAATCACAACAATGGATGGATATTATTGATGGGGTTTTAGAGAACGCTAAAGATGAAGATTTAGGGGAGGCAATTAAACTCGTTAAGAAGTATAAGGAAAAATTAAGAAAGTATAGAGCTTGTGGTCTTAAAAAAGAAGGAGAGTTTTCTTATGAGAATTTAGTGTTTAAATATCTAAGAAGAAACGGGTATATTTCTAAACTTGAGGACTTTAAAAATAAAATTGCAGATAAAAAATTATCTTTAGAGCAAGAAAATTTAAAATAAAAATAAAAATACAAATTATCCGTATATTTATATAAAAAAATATTATGCCAACAACAGCTTGTACATCTTATTACACCACAACAATAGTTGGGTTTTTACCAGGTTCTGGTACATCCGCAGGAAATGTAGTTACATTTACAGCCCCTAAACCCGATTATGGAAGTGTAACAAATACAACTAATTTACAATGTAACGCGGTTGCTATTGGTGGATTTAATGGATTAAACAATTAAAATTAATATAAAATGGGAGATATCAAACCAATAGGTAGTGAGAAATTAGAAGGAATGGATAAATTAAGACGTATTATGGAAATTGCCAAATACAAAGAAGTTCCTAGACAAGAAATAAATGATTTGTCTACTACAAATTATACTATCCGTCTTGCTGATGGAAACCTTTATGGTATAGTAAAAGAAAAAACAGGATATATCATTAAAAAGGGGTTGAATGAGTCCAATTTGGATTATTCAGAACCGATGAGAAGTAGAAAACACTATCGTTCTTATGCTGACGCAATGAAAAAACTTAATTTAGTTGTTTCTGAAGTTAATAGAAACGAAGGTAATGTTTTTGAAGTTCCGTTAATAGGGGAACAATCAAAAAAAAAATTCATATTAAAAACACCTAAAGCCCCTGCGGCACCTGAATCTGTTCCTGGTGATGATTTACCCCCACCGGCACCGGATATGGGAATGCCACCGGCACCGGATATGGGAATGCCACCGGCACCTGATATGGGAATGCCACCGGCACCTGATATGGGAATGCCACCGGCACCTGAAGGAGAAGGAATGCCACCGGCACCTGAAGGAGAAGGAATGCCACCGGCACCTGAAGGAGAAGGAATGCCACCGGCACCTGAAGGAGAAGGAATGCCACCGGCACCGGATATGGGAATGCCACCGGCACCGGATATGGGAATGCCACCAATGGGTGACGAAGAAGGTATTGATTCAGATGAAGAGGTTGGTCCAATGAGTTTAAAAATGATTCAAAAACTAACCGGAAAATTAAGTCAAAAAATTCGTTCATTAGATAAAGATAAGGGAATGGATTCTCAAGATATTAAATATGTTATTAATTCAATCATATCTGCAATTGATATGAAAAATTTAGATGATGATGATAGAGAAGAAATTGTAGATAAAATTGAAGGGTTTGACGACGAATATGGAACCGAAGGTGAAGGTGAACTAGATTTATCTGGTGAAGATATGGGTGATATGGGTGATATGGGTGATATGGGACCGGAAATTGAACCTGAAATGGGTGATGAAGGTGGTATGGGAGCCGAAATCGAAGAACCAAAAGAAGGATACCAAAACGTTATGGATTCAATTTTTTCCGAATCAAAAATAGATAGACTATTATCCAATTATTTTAACATTAAAACAGAAGAAAAACCAATTATAGAACATAAAACTAAAATGGACTATTTGGGTAAAAAACTACAAAAAATTGAACAAAAAAAAGATTTAGTTAATTTTTCAGTTACTACTGCACAAGAACAAAAGGCGTTAAGTCTTTTTGAAGGATATGCAAATACAAGATTTATTGGAAAAACAAATAAACAGAATTTAGTTTTAATTGTTAACGGTAAAGAAGTTAAAGTTACACCAAACGGAAGAACTATATGATATTAGTATTTATAAACGAGTTAGGCCCTAATTTTAAGGGTGATAATATATATGAGTTTATATTTTCTGATGTTGATGATGTTTATGGTGAAGAATGGGATAGTGAACCAGCAAATGGTAAACCAACACCACCAAAGGTTGAATTTATTAAAAGGGTTGGGGTTTTAAAAAATTCTGAAATAGAATTAGACTTAATACAAAATTCTGATTTTTTTGGAATGTATGACTCGGTTGATGGTGTAATTGCGTTAGGTTGGGAAAAACCTGAAAATTACGAAGGAAAAAGATTAGTGTTTCAATACGGAGAAAGTATTGAATCTGTTGAAAATAAGTTATACGAGAAAGATATCGTATTAAAATGGGAAAAAAATTTAGTACAAGATGAAACATATGAATCCTAAATTAGCGAGACTTTTAAATGAAGGGTTTTCGATTACTACGATTGAAAAATTAACTTCAAAACAAATTGGAGTTTTATATGAAAAAGTAAAAAAATCTAAAGTTGAGATTGAAGAGCAACCAAAACCAATTGAAAAAACCGTAACGTCAAAAGTTACTGAATTACCTTCTGGTGCTAAAATGCCTGTTGGGAATGCTACCGTATCAAATGAAGGTGGTAAAACCGTTATTACACAAACAGAAAATGAATTTAAAGAATCTGAAGAAGAGGATGTGTCTGATGTGACTAAAGGTGAAGATGATGAAGACCCAATCCAAAAACAAGGACCTGATGGTATGGATGAAGGAGAGGTAAATGAAAAGGCAGTTTCTAAACAACAACAAAAAATTATGGGCTTAGCCCTTTCAGTTAAAAGGGGTGATACACCAAAATCTAAGGTTTCTAAAAAAGTTCAAGACATGTCAAAAGAAATGTCTAAAAAAGATTTAAAAGATTTTGCATCAACAAAACACAAAGGATTACCTAAAAAAACGGAAAAGAAAGACGATGTTAAAAAAATAGAAGAAAGTATTATGTTACTTATTCAAAACCATTTACCTGCACACACGACGAAAGGTGAATTATTAAAGTCGTTGAATAAAAGAAAAGGATAATGAATGTCTTTATCAAAAGAACAAATATTATTAGAGTATGCTAAGTGTATAAACGATACTCCGTACGCACTTAAAACCTATCTACAAACTTACGATAACACACAATCTAAATACGTACCATTAGAATTATTTAATGACCAAGTTACGTTGGTTAAGGATTACGATACTTGTGAGGAAAATATCGCATTAAAGTATCGTCAGGCTGGAGTATCTACCGTAACGTCTGCTTGGGCATCAAAAAGATTAGTGTTTGCTAAAAAATCAAAACCAGAAAAAATTCTAATTATTGCAAACAAAATGGACACCGCCCAAGAAATGGGAAATAAGGTTAGAGCGTTTGTTGACCAATGGCCATCTTGGTTAGGTGTTACCTTTTCTACCGAAAAGAACTCACAAAGACATTTTAAATTAACAAATGGATGTGAGGTTAAGGCAGTTGCAACATCAAAGGATGCTTTGCGTGGTTATACACCAACAATATTAATATTTGATGAGGCAGCATACATTAACGCCGATGAAGACTTTTGGTCTGCTTGTATGGCGTCTCTATCTACAGGTGGTAAGG